CCAACTGTATTAATGGTTTATGATAATGTACATTTTACAAGTCCTGGTAAAACAAAGAAATATATAATCATGACTATAGATTTTGGACAATCTACTTTACAAAATCAAGGTGCTTCTTCAGATTATTATGCTGGAGTAATTCAATGTAATGTGTATTGTCCGAAAGGCAAAGGCACTTCAGTTTTATCTGAAATAAGTGAAGCTGTGATTGATGGTCTTACCTCTGTTAATGCTTCTGGCTATACAGATACTTTTAGTTGTAAACCAAGAGTTCTTGATATTACTGGCCCAACTCCTTTAGATATTGAAGATAGAAGTCACTTTGTAGGTGTAATATCTTGCCAATTTACCGCTAACGCTTAATATAGTAAAGTAATATAATTTTGATATGACAAGAGCAGTAGACCTACTCAAAAACAGGTTTGGAGTTTCACAACTTTACAAGCACGACATTAAACAGAATGATGAAATTATTCTTACTGTTTATTGGCATCCTTTGACTATTGCTGAAAGAGAGGCAATACAAAAGAAAACTACCACTGATGATACAAATGACTATGCTTTACAGATGATGATTGAAAAATCATTGGATGTAGATGGTAAACGTATTTTTTCAGATGGAGATAAGGCTTCATTAAGAAGAGAAATAGAGGCTAATGTTCTTGAGGAAATTCAATTAGCAATGATTAGTGCTGGTGCTGATAAGGAGGTAAAAGAGGCTAAAGCCGATTTGAAAAGCTAATGGTGATTGGAAATTTATATTTAGTCTAGCCAAGCAATTACATAAAACTGTAGCTGAGTTATGTGAAACTTTGACTATTAA